ATGACTATTTACAACTACTTAAATCCTACATTGAGGAATTTGTTAGGAGAAAACAAAATGCCTAAGTCGGATGCTAAGAAAGGTCAAGACGATACCTTCCTGACACCAACTAAGTTCTCTCAAGAGATAGAACGTTTGGTCAAGGCAAGTAATGGATTGATTACTTACATTGAGGCTATTGTTACCTATTGCCAAGAGAATGAGGTTGAGTTAGAAACTGTACCTAAGTTAGTTTCTAAACCATTGAAAGAACGTTTGCGACATGAAGCACAACGTTTAAATTACATGAAAAAATCTTCTAAAGGAGTTCTACCACTGTGACAGGGTTTGAAGTGTATAAGATGTATCTAGCATTGAAACAACACTTCACTAAAGAAAAGTATGATTACCATAAGTATCGTGGTAAAGTCAGAGCAAGTGAAGATGCTTTTGAACAAAGACATGATCGTTATTTCTTCAAGAAATTAGCAACAAAGTATTCTGATCCAGAAATATTAGATTACTTCGTTGCTAATTTTGTCTCTGATCCAAAAGGTTATATCAAATCTTTTAGTGATGATGTGTATAAAACTTGGAAGATAAACCAAGAATCTTTTTCTTATAAATTTAAGGAAGATGTCTACTCATTATTAGATGAGTATGATTATCCTTATCAAGATTACTTTGATAGAGTGTTTTCTATCAAGCAAGGTAGTCATCCTAAACTATTAAAGTTTTATCTATCAGGAGAGATTTCATTAGAGACTCTCGTAGTATTTGAATCTTGTTTAGAATTTGTAAAAGATTTTGATAGAGTTTTAACTGATCCTATATGGAAAGAAGTTAGAATGAAGATTATCAAATACCAACCCTTCATAGCATTAGATTGTAATGTTTATAGGGGAGCAATATTAGACACAATAGCAGACAAAGTATGACAGATTTTTTTAACTCAGAACAAGTACAGGAAGATCTCCGAGACATATTCACAACGTATCAGAATCTTGCAGCAATGACTGCGAGGATACAGTTTGAACCTAAAGAAACTAGGGTGCAACACATAGATAAGTGTCAAGATTTAATTGATAAACAAAAGACATTCTTTACAAGATTGTGTTTGTCTGCACCAGAGGATAATGAAGCAGCAGATATGAAAGAGAGAGTTAACTTGATGTCTCAGGCATTTGGATTTAGTAATTTATATGAGTGTTTGGACAAATTAACAGAGACATTAGACGCTGCTAGAAAGAAAGAACTTGACAGGTCATAAATAGTATGGTACGATTACACAGTACAATACACACAATATAACAATACGGAGAATACGATTATGTCTTTTGCATCACTTAAGAAAGCATCCTCAACAGGAAACACTCTTAGCAAACTGACACAAGAGATTGAGAAAATCAATCAACCTCAACAGAACAATAGTGCTGATGAGAGATTTTGGAAACCAGAGCTAGACAAGTCTGGCAATGGATTCGCAGTAATACGATTCCTTCCTGCACCCGATGGTGAGGAAATGCCTTGGGCAAAGGTGTGGAGTCATGCATTCAAAGGTCCTGGTGGACAATGGTACATTGAAAATAGTTTAACAACTATTGGAAAGGATGATCCAGTTGGCGAGTACAATCGTGAACTTTGGAACAGTGGAAAAGAGTCCGACAAAAACATTGCTCGTGCTCAAAAGAGAAAGTTATCTTACTATTCTAATATCTACGTTGTGTCAGATCCCGCACACCCAGAGAACGAAGGTAAGGTTTTCTTGTATAAGTATGGTAAAAAGATCTTTGATAAACTCGTTGAAGCAATGCAACCTGCATTTGCAGACGAGACACCACTAGATCCTTTCAACTTTTGGAAGGGTGCTGACTTCAAATTGAAGATCAGAAAGTTAGATGGTTATTGGAACTATGATAAGTCAGAGTTCGCAGCAACATCAACACTCGGTGGATTCGATGACTCTAAGTTAGAGTCTATCTGGAAAGAGGGATACTCTTTAACAGAATTTGAAAGTGCAAAGAACTTTAAAGATTATGATGCGTTGAAGAAACGTCTTGATCTTGTATTAGGTTTGACAACACCTCATCCAACTATCGAAGATGAATCATTAGAAGATTTATCAGAAGGTAAGAATGGATCTTGGGGACAAGAAGTTTCAGACTTCAGAGAGAAAGCAGTTGCTTCTTCTCCAGTACAAGATGAAGAAGATACTTTATCATACTTCTCTAGATTAGCGGAAGAAGATTAGGTTCACTTTATAAACTGGCACAGAAGGGAGTTGTCAAGACTCCCTTTTTTGCTATAATATAAACATAACAATAAAACAAATGAAAGTATTTCTTGCCTCAGTAATTGCACTAACTCCTGTTTCTGCTATTGCTAATGAATATCAAGAAGGATATTCACTCACCAGAACATGTACAAAGACAGAGTACAGAGAAGAGTATGTACCTGGTACAATGGATAGTCCTGGCTATGTAAAGAGTTGGACAGACACAATAGAAGTTCCATGTGACCCCACTACAAGAGTCTACAGACAACCTACAAGGATTGAAGAAACTGTTTACGAAGATAACAATGATTGCACAGATGGAAAGGTTGCAGGTGGTCTTCTTGGTGGAGGAGCAGCAGCAGCGATGTCACGAGGTGATGGTCGTTGGTGGGCAATTCCATTAGGTGTAGTAGTAGGTAGTAGTATAGGATGTGATATGGCAGGAGGATGACATGGTAGATATGATAGTAAAAAACTTCCCTCTCACTGAAGTTGTCAGACGACCTAAAGATACATACACAAAAGCAGAAGTAGATGCTCTTATCAGGTATGCTATTGATGAAGCAAGAAAAATTGATGCTGAGTCAATGGCAAAGCATAATAGAGACGCAACGGTTATCTCTATGATACTTGGGTTTACTGCTCTTGCATTGTTTGTAGATGGTTTACTAAGGTTGTTAGGTATCATACCACCATTCATGGAAATAGATATAGATCTACTTGATCAGATTGTAGATAGGGTAGAAGATGATGTATTAGATAAACTTAAACAAGTACCAATCCAAAAATTACTAAGACGTTAATGAAGGAATTTGATTATGATCTCGATTATAAGAGACTTGATTTTACAGACGAGGAAACTCGTAAACTTTATCGTATTGGAAGGGGAGAGCAAGGAGTTCTACTGGT